CATTAGCGACTTGTCCATTAACTATAACATCAAATATTCGGTTATTTTTTTGATATATATCAACTTGGTATTGGTTATTTTTGTTGAGCTTTCCTATAATACTATTTATATTTTTCATTATGCCACCTTATAGTTAATAAGTTTTATTTCGTATTCAATATCAGCTAAATTACAAGTATCTGAATTGAATTTATTAGCTATAAAAGAAAACATAATATCTAAAATCATATTATCTTTCATATTTAATAGTTGTTCATAGGTATAATGAGGGATATACCCATCTCTATAAGTTGTTATTGATTTTAATGTTTTATGAAAATCATTATCTTTTAAAAACAATTTTAATAGTTTTAATGATTGTTTTTCATTAACTATACAATCAATTTCATCAGTTCTAAAATTATATTCTCTGGGTGAATATAAACTTATATCTTTAAAATCAATATTTATATTATATTCATCTAAAATATAACTTTCTAAATTATAACAATAACTTTCAATATATGATTGGTAAGTTTCTTGCCAATTTATATTGCCAAAATTATATTCTGAACCCCCTTCATATTCAAAAGATTCAATATAACTTTCAATTATGGATGAATGATAAGAATTATAAAATCCACCAAATTTAATAGAAGTTTTCATTTATTCCTCCTTATTTAAATTATCTAATATTCTTTTTCTAGCAAAAAGATTGTTTAAGTCAGTTAGTGCATAAATACCTTGTTTAATTTTCTTTTCAGTATCTTTTTTTTTCTCACCTAAAAATATATTTCTGTATTTAGATGTAGTTGTTGAATAATCCCAATATTTAGAATCAAGATAAATTTGACCACTTAAAGTATCTTTCATTACTATAATTGATTTATAACTTTGAAAATACCATATATCATCATCATAAATGATAAATTGATTAGCAATTTTATTGCCATTGGTTGAAGTCATATTTTGAACTTTCATGTTAACCCCTTCTTTTGTTTTCTGTTTTCTGGGTTAATTCCCTTCATCAGTTGAACAAGTAGTCCAATAACAGAAATAAGGGGGAAAAAATCCCCCTATATTTATTTATTACTCAAATATAATTCAGCATTAAATGGATTAACTTTTACTTGATTAAATTGATTGTGATTTAAAATTTGTAAATTAACTAAAGAAGTTATTATTTTAATTGTTTCATAATCATCAGAATATGAGTGCCACTTATCTTTATATTTAAGAAAGAATTTAATAGTATCTATTTTATTATATTTCATTATTTACCCCTTCTTTCATATTTAGTTTTATAAAATTTTAATGCAGATTTTATAAGTTGATAGCATAAATTAAATTCTTCATCTTCTTGGAAAAGATGTAAATTATCTTTCATTACATTTAATTGATCTTTTAAATCTTGATATTCTGTAATATCATTTATTACTTTAAAGTTCATTACTTCCCCATTGTTTCAAATTTACTATTACAGTTAACACAATGAATATATTTTTTGCCAAACTCCCATATAATTTTTGGGTTAATGTAGAAAGTATTACATTTAGTGCAATTTCTCATTTTGACCCCTTACTTACTTCTAAACTAATAAAGGAAAATGCCAAACATAGAAAACCAATTAGCATATAACTTATTGAGAACATTAAGCTTATATTAGTTAATCCAATAAGGATTAACATTAGAGAGCAAATAGCTAGAACAAAGGAACAAAAACTAACGATCATTAATCCTTCATAATTTAATTTATTTTTTTTCATTATTTACCCTTGTTAAAAGTTTTCTATTAAAAAGTTTTCTATTGTTTTATAATTTGCTTTATCTTTTAAAAGTTTTATCAACTCTTCATTTTCCAAAGCAATGCCAATATCAATTAAATGTTTGCCGCATAAAGCATAAAACCAAAAACCAATTTTTAATTCATTGTTATTATATTTTGCCATTTATTTACCCCTTTATATTAAGATTAATATTATTAACTTATTATATGATAAGCATACTTAAGTAAACTTAACAAGCATTATTTTTATATTTATAGTATATTTTTACTATATGAGTGAAAATAGCAGTAAATCCAATACTTTAGAAAAAAGCAAAGATGAAAAATTTATATATTTTTATTGTGTTGAGGGATTGAGTCAGATAGAATCGTTTTTAGCTAGTGGTTGGACGGACGGTAAGAATAATAATCAACGGGCATATCAGGTAAAGAAAAGACTATCCCAACAGATCGAAGCAGAAACTAAAAAACAAATAGAGCAGTCAAGCAATATTGCCTGGACAAAATTGAAATTATTATTAAACAGCAAACAGGATAGTATTGTTTTAGCTGCATCAAAATTGATTCTGGGATTGAATGGTTATTCAGAAATAAATCGTCAACAAATACAAACAACTATTAAACAAGACACGACCGACCAACAGCTGAGAGAAGAACTTAACCATATTCTACAAAGTATCAATAGACCAGTAGAACATTAGATAGATAGATAGTATAGTTATAATAAGTAATAGACAGTATTAGATCTAAACATTGGTATAGTTGAAATAGGATTCTTGCACACACACACAGCCTGAAACATTTTATCCCTGACAGTTGGAAAAACTGGAAGTATAATTATAATGATGAAAAAAACCAATAAAATCAATTATTTACACCCCGACCACCCAAAACTGATTTTTTTTTATATATGTATGGATTCTCCCAAACACCGAAGGGGTATTTTTAATGTTAAGTTATCTTAATAGGTTGAAGTTAGATTAAGTGTGTGTTATATAGGGGTATGGGCGATAAGGCTTGGAAACAAAGGGAACGCAAGGTTGCTGAATTTTTTGGGGGTAAGAGGACACCATTAAGTGGAGGTAATAGTGGTATTACCAGAGCAGATGTTATACACGACAAGTTATTCATAGAATGTAAGTTACGCAAGAAACACACGGCTATTACTCTTTGGGATGACACAAATGAAATGGCGAAGAAGGAGAATAAGACTCCTGTCATTGCATTATGTGAAAAAGGGAGGGCAGGGTTTTGGGTAATGGTGCATAGTGATGATCTTGAAAAATTGGAAAAGAAGCCAAATAAATCAGAAAAGAAGCCAATAGATTGGCAATGGCAATTAACACCGACTTGGAATGAATGATTTAGCCAGAGCATTAGAAATTGCCAAAGAATTGGAATTTCGGAAAAAGACAAATCAAATGGCACAGTATAAGCCGTATGACTATCAAAAGAAATTTCACAACTCTAATGCTACCCAACGATTATTAATGGCAGGTAACAGGGTAGGTAAATCGTTTTGTGGTGCTATGGAAATGTCATATCATTGCACAGGATTATATCCTAAATGGTGGGAAGGTAGAAAGTTTAATAGACCAGTAAGATGTTGGGTAGGTGGTGTATCTAATGAAACAACAAGAGATGTATGTCAAAAAGAACTGGTAGGACAGCCAGATGATCCAAGTGCTAAAGGTACAGGTAGTATTCCTTTAAAATTAATAGGAGATACGGTGCGAAAACCAGGAGTACCGAATGCTGTTAATAGTGTTGTAATACGACATACGAGTGGAGGATATTCTCGTATAGGTTTTAAAGCATATGAAATGGGTAAAGAAAAATGGATGGGAGAATCTGTAGATGTTATCTGGTTAGATGAAGAACCACCTAATGCCATATATTCACAAGCATTAACTCGTACTGCTGATAAAGGAGGAATTGTTTATATGACCTTTACTCCAGAGCAAGGTATGACGGAAACGGTTGCACAATTTGTTAATAATTTAAAAGATGGACAGGAATTGTTACAGGCAACTTGGGATGATGCTCCTCATATGACAAAAGAAGTAAGAGAGCAAATTTTATCAGCTTTACCACCACACGAAAGAAAAATGCGTGAAAAAGGAATACCACAACTAGGGTCTGGTCTTGTCTTTCCGATTGCAGAGGATGATATTGTATGTGAGCCATTTGATATTCCAGAATATTATCCACGAATATGTGGTATAGATTTTGGTTGGGATCATCCAACTGCGTGTGCGTGGATTGCTTGGGATAGAGATAGTGACATAGTTTATGTATATGATAGTTATTCAATGCGACAAGAAACAGTACCTGTTCATTCTTCTGCAATTAAAGCAAGGAATAGATGGATTCCTGTTATTTATCCAATGGATGGTCGTCAAGCCGATAAGGGTAGTGGCAAAAGTCTAGCTATGCAATATAGAGAAGAAGGTGTTAATTTATTACGAGAACATTTTACTAATCCTCCTCAAAATGGAATGAAAGATGGAACTGGTGGCATAAGTGTTGAAGCAGGAATAATGGAAATGCTAACTCGGTTTCAAACAAAACGATTGAAAATTTTTTCAAATCAAAGTAAACTAATGGAGGAATTACGAATGTATCATAGAAAGGATGGTAAAATCGTTCCTATGAATGATGACATTATTTCAGCAATGCGTTATGGAGTTATGTCATTAAGAAAGGCACGAATAAAAAATACCGAACCTATGCAGATACAATCGGATTCTAAATTTAATGTTTTTTAAGGAGTAAATATGCCATACGGAAAAGGAACTTACGGAAAAAAAGTGGGTAGACCATCAAAGAAAAAAGGAAAAAAATAATGGCAGTTGCACTTAAAAAAGAATTAACCAAAACCAGTAGCATATACATACAACCAATAAAACATAACGATTGGTTGTACATAAAAGATATGATTCCTGAAATTCACCAAGAAAGTAGATACAGAACAAGTAAATTATCTATGTTAAAAGTGTTTGAGTTGTTTAATACAACTAAAAATGATAAAGATTATTTTTGCTTTTTAGCTTGGAGAGATGATAAAGTTATTGGATTAATTTCTGGTTATTGTGCAGAACATTATTTTACCGAAGATATTTATGCATATGAATCTATGTTTTATGTAAGACCAGAATATAGAAAAGGAAGAACGGCATTATTATTATTAAGAACATTTGAAAAATGGGCAAAAGATAATAATTGCGTAGAAATTTCTGTAGGCATTTCAACTGAAATAGATACGGAAAAAACAGCGAGTTTCTATGAGAAACTTAAATATAAACGAAGTGCAATAGGATTGCGAAAGGAAATATAATATGTGTAGTTTTTCAGCACCAAAAAGACCAGCACCTCCTCCTCCTCCTCCACCACCTGAAGAAAAAGAATCTAAAGAATCTAAAGATATAAAAGAAAGAAGGTTAAGAGGAAAAGTTAGAGGAATGGGTTACGGTCCATCATCTAATCTAGGTGGGGATGATACCACTATTTTAGGTGGTTAATGATCGTTGCTAGAGTTGATAAATCCATAGCACAAGAGGTTTTGGATTTTGTAGCACCTCGTGCAAATCTTCAAGGATTAAACAAAGATTTTACTCATATAGGTTATTATGAAAATGATAAAATAATAGGAGGAACTTTATTTACACATTATGATGGACATAACATTTGGATGCACCTGGCATTAGATGATCCCAAAACAATGAGAAGGAGTTTTGCTAAACAAGTATTTGAGTATTGCTTTATTACCTGCAAGTGTGTTAGAATAACGGCTATGACGACACTAGATAATAAAAGGTGCATTAAATTGATTGAATCAGCAGGATTTAAAAAAGAAGGTGTTGTAAGAAAAGTTGTAAAAAAAGGTATGCAATATCTTGATGGTGCTGTATATGGTTTGTTAAGAGAAGAATGTAGGTATTTGTAATGGGTGGATCAAGAGGTCAAAAAGGAATGAAAGCAGCAGGAAGTAAATTTGGAAGAAAATTTGCAAAACCTCCTCCTGTAAAAAAGACTGTTGAACCTGTTGCAGAAGCAAAAATGGAACCTGTAAAAGATGTAAAAGGAAAACAAACTACAGCAAGTTTATTAAGTGAAGATGAAGGTGCTTCAAAAACGGTTTTAGGTGGATAAAGAAAGGAGATAAATATGGGAGGTGGAATGAAATCTGCTCCAATGCCAATGCCTCAACCTGATCCTGTTATAGATGACAAGGTTGCAGAGTCGGAAGCAAAGTTAGAAGCAGAAAGACAAAGAATGTTAGCTTTAAATAAACAAGGTGGCTATGGAACAATTTTAACATCTGGTTCTGGTTTAAAAGATGAGCCAGAAACAGGTCAAACTCTATTAACGGCTAAAAAGAATCAAATGGGTTAATGGCAAATTTTGACTATATAAAAAAAAGACTTGGAGAGTTAGAAAGTCATAGAGGAACTTGGGAAGAACATTGGCAAGATATTCTTGACTATGTAATGCCAAGAAAAGCAGAGATTACTTCCAAAAGAGAAAAGGGAGAAAAAAGAACAGAAATATTATTTGATTCAACGGCAATTACAGCAAACAATTTATTAGCAGCTAGTTTGCACGGCACATTAACTTCACCATCACTTCAATGGTTTCATTTAAAATTAAGAGAAGCAGCATTAAATCAAGAAAGAGATGTTCAGTTATGGTTGGAAAATTCAGCCAAACGAATGTACGATTTATTTAACGAATCTAATTTTAACACAGAAGTACACGAATTATATCTTGATTTATGTTCCGTTGGTACTGGAGCATTATTTGTAGAAGAAAGTAAAAAAGGATTTAATGTAGACGGCATACATTTTAATACATTACATATTTCAGAATATTTTATTAAAGAAAATAATAATGGAAGAATAGATACATTATATAGAAAATATGAAATGTCGGCTAGACAAGCTCTCCAGGAATTTGGTGAAAAAGCTATTGGCGAAAAAATAAAGGATGCGTTAAAAGACAAACCAGATAGAAAATTTAATTTTGTTCACGCAGTTGAACCTACAGAAGATTATAAAAGATCAACAGGAGAATCTGGAACAAAATTACCATTTCATTCTTGTCATATATGTATGGAAGATAAAATGGTTCTTCGTACTGGTGGGTATAATGAATTTCCGTATTTAGTGCCAAGATGGGCAAAAGCAACTGGAGAAATATATGGAAGATCACCAAGTTATAATGCGTTACCAGATATTAAAACATTAAACAAAGCCGTTGAGATAGGATTAAAAGCTTGGGCAAAAGCCATTGATCCACCATTACTTGTAACAGATGATGGTGTAATTGGTAGAGTAAGAATGACACCTGCTGGAATTACTGTTATTAGAAATGATGGTGCAGTTAAACCATTGCCAATAGGAAGTAATTGGCAAATCACAGATATGAAAGAAAGTCAATTAAGAACTGCAATTAGACAAGCATTTTATTCTGACCAGTTACAATTACAACAAGGACCACAAATGACGGCAACAGAAGTGCAAGTTAGATATGAATTAATGCAAAGACTTCTAGGTCCGACATTAGGTAGATTTCAAAGTGAATTTCTTAATCCATTAATTGAAAGAGTGTTTAATATTATGATGAGGGCAGAAGCATTAATACCACCACCTGAAGTAATACAAAATCAAAAAGTAGATGTAGAATATGTAGGTCCATTAGCACGATCACAAAGAATGGAAGAATCTATTGCCATAGATAGGTTATATCAACTGGCAATGCAAGTTGGTCAGGTAGACCCATCCATAATGGATAATATAAATCACGATATTGCAATAAGAGCAAGAGCCGAATTATTAGGAGTTCCAAAGACAGTATTGCGAGGTCTTGATGAAATTACAGAAATGAGAGAAGCTAGAGCACAACAACAACAAATGGCACAGCAAATGGCTATGCAACAACAACAAGCAGATGCAGCTTTATCACAAGGTAAGGCAATGAAGGAAATGGGAAGTCCAGAAGCTCAAGACGGTATGGCTCAAGCAGAAGAACAGGCAAGAGCTGAAGGTTTAATTGAATAATGGAATTAAAAGAATTAAAAAAGATGTACCAAATTACTTTTGACTCTGGAGAGGGGAAAGAAGTATTAGCAGATTTAACATCTGCTTATTACCACAGGAGTTCGTTTAATACTTGTCCTTATGAAACGGCATATAAGGAAGGTCAACGAGCTGTCATAATACGAATAATCAATCTATTAAAGGAGCAAAAAAATGATTGAAGAAACGACCACAACAGAAGATAATCCTGTTACAGAAACAACTGTACTAGGACCTAATGAGAGTGATAATCAAGATTGGAAATCAACACTATCAGAAGATTTAAGAAACGATCCTACATTATCTAATTTTAAAGATGTAGAATCATTAGCTAAAACAGTAGTTCATCAACAAAAACAAATGGGAAATCGCATACCCATACCAAAAACTGATGAAGAAAGAATGGAAGTTTATACCAAACTTGGTAGACCAGAAGCTGCTGATAAATATGAAGTCAACATACCTCAAGAATATAATGGTCAATTTCCAGAAAATTCCGTAAATGAATTTAAAAATGTTGCACATAAAATTGGGTTAAATAATGAGCAAGTAAAAGCATTAGTAGACTATCAAATGGCTACTGTGAAAACTCAAACAGAAAGTTATGTTAATGAAGTTGGTGTGCAAAAACAAGAAACAGAAGAAATGCTTAAACAAGAGTGGGGATATGACTATGAAAAGAATGTTCGCAATGCTAAAAGAGCATTACAAGTATATGGTGACCCAGAAATTATGCAATTAATGAATACGGAAGCAGGGAATCATCCTGCTGTAGTTAAGTTATTTGCACGATTAGGTGAAGATGTAACTGAAGATATGGCACAAAATACACAAAATAATACTTTAAATACATCTCCATTAGATGCAAAACAAGAAATTCAAGATACTTTTAATGACTCTAAACACCCCTATCACAACGCAGGACACAAAGATCATCAATCTGCTGTGGCAAGGATGCAACAATTACATGAAAAAGTTTATGGTAATTGATTTAAAAGTATGTTATAATCCTATTTAATGAGATTGCCCTTACGGACAACAGTCAAATTAGTCTAACGACTTTAAGGTAGGTTTCCCTATTTTAGGACAAAAACTGCATAAAACGATAATATTAATTTAATTAAGGAGAAATTTGATGAGTGTTCAAATTACTACGGCTTTTGTAGAACAATACAAAAGTAATGTATTCCATTTGGCTCAACAAAAAGGTTCAAGATTAAGAGATGCAGTAAGGACTGAAACCATAACAGGTAAGTCCCACTTTTTTGAAAGAATTGGTGCTACTGCAGCTGCTAAAAGAACTTCAAGACATAGTGATACTCCAAGAATGGATACCCCTCATTCTAGGAGAAAAGTGTCAATGGAGGACTATGACTGGGCTGATTTGATTGACCAAGAGGATAAGGTCAGAATGTTGATCTCCCCACAATCAGAATATGCTATGGCTGGTGCGTGGGCAATGGGTAGAGCAATGGATGATGCCATTGTTGCTGCTGCTACTGGAACGGCTTATGGTGGTGTTGCTGGAGGTACTTCAGTTTCACTAGCATCTGGTCAGAAGGTCGCACACGGCTCTGCCAATCTAACGATTGCAAAATTGTTGGATGCAAAGAAAATCTTGGATGGGTCAGATGTAGACCCTGAAGAAGAAAAGTATTTGGTTTGCACGGCAAATCAGTTACACGATTTTCTTAACATTACAGAAGTAAAATCTTCTGACTATAATTCTATTAAAGCATTAGTTCAAGGTGAGGTTGACACCTATCTTGGATTTAAGTTTATTAGAAGTGAACGGTTAGGTACGGACTCTAGCAGTAATAGACAAGTCCTAGCATTTTGTAAATCTGCAATAGGTCTTGCAGTTGGAGCTGATGTTACTACTAAAATATCAGAAAGAGCTGACAAGAACTATGCAACACAGGTATTTCTATCTATGACAATCGGTGCAACTCGTATCGAAGATGAAAAGATGGTAGAAATTGCTTGTACTGAATCGTAAAGGAAGGTGAATTATGGCTACAGCTAAATCAATAGAGATAACGAACCTCGATACGACTCCAAGAACAATTACCGAAGCTGGTAGTGTTCACGGAAAGATGCGTGTGTTCGCTGACACAATCGCAGCAGGTACAGGCGACATTGATAATGATGATGTCATTATGATGGCTGAGATACCTTCTAACGCAAAAGTGATGAGCATTAAATTGTATAATGACGATCTTGATTCAAATGGTTCTCCAACATTAGCTGCAAATGTCGGCTTATATGTTGGTACAACTAAATTTACGGATACAGATGGTTCTTCTACAGCTTATGCTGCTTCTGCTGTTATTGACGAAGATTGCTATGCAAGTGCAATTACTACTTTACAAGCTGCTAATACAGCTGGTGTAGAAGTTGCTTTTGAAGCAAGAAATGTCAATGCGATTGCAAATTATGCTTGGGAAGATGGAGGTTTAACCTCTGATCCTAAAGTACCATTAAGAATTGCCCTAACAATGTCTACTGTAGCTGCGACTGCTGCTGCAGGTGATATTAGTATGGTAGTTACTTATGTAGTAGACTAGACTGCAATAAGGGAGTTTTACATTGCGTAATGCTCCCTTTATTGTTATATTGAGGGTATTATGGCAACTGAAGTATCAATCTGTGCAAATGCTCTACGAAGATTAGGTGATAGTCCTATTACCTCATTGACGGAAGATACAGAAAGAGCAAGACTTTGTAATGCGTTTTATGCACCAGCAAGAGATTCTGTATTAAGGTCGCATACCTGGAATTTTGCAATTACAAGAGGCTCTTTAGCTAAATCATCAACAACCCCAGCATTTGAATATGCGTATCAATATCCATTGCCAACCGATCCTTATTGTTTAAGGGTCTTGAAAATGGAATATGATGATTATGAATTTAAAATAGAAAATTTAGCAGGACAAGGTAGAGTTTTATTAACGGATGAAGGAACGGCAAATATAATTTACATTGCCAAAGTAACTGATCCTACTTTATTTGATTCTATGTTTGTTGATGTATTAACACAAAAATTAGCCGTAGATTTGGCATATCCAATAACGAACAGCACAACACTACAAGCACAAATGCAAAAAGTGTATGAAAAGAAACTATCAGATGCAAGAAGCATTGATAGCATAGAAGGATTTACTGATAGCATTGTATCGGATGTGTTTACAGATTTTAGGCAACCTTAATGGCTAGAGTACATCCATTTCAAACAAATTTTACTGCTGGTGAATTAACACCTAAATTATTTGGTCAAGTAGATTTTAAAAAATATAATAACGGTGCAGAAACTTTAGAAAACCTTACTGTATTTCCTCAAGGAGGAGCAAAAAGAAGATATGGTTCTAAATTTGTATGTGAGGTAAAAGATTCATCTAAAGCAACACGATTAATTCCATTTGAATTTAATATAGAACAATCATATATTCTTGAATTTGGTAATTTATATATACGATTTTATAAAGATAATGGACAAATAACTGAAGCTACAAAAAGCATAACGGCAATTACAAAAGCAAATCCAGCAGTAGTTACTGCAAGTTCTCACGGATATTCAAATGGAGATGATGTTTGGATAAATGATGTTGGAGGAATGACAGAAGTTAATAGTAGAAAATATACAGTTGCCAATAAAACGACTAATACATTTGAATTATCTGGAGTAAATTCAAGTAGTTACACGACTTATACTTCTGGAGGAACGGCTGCAAAAGTTTATCAAATAACAACAGAATATACAGATTCACAATTAGCTGATTTACAATTTGCTCAATCAGCAGATGTTATGTATATTACTCATCCAGCACACGAACCAACTAAATTAACAAGAACAGGGCATACATCTTGGACTATTGCAGATGTAGATTTTGAAAAAGGTCCATATTTAGATGACAATACAACTGACACAACATTAACAGCTAGTGCAACAACAGTAGGTGTAGGAAGAACATTAACTGCAAGTGCAAGTTTATTCGCAAGTACAGATGTAGGTAGATTATTTACATTAGGAGATGGACATGGAAAAATTACAGCATATACAAGTGCAACTGTTGTAACAGTAGAAGTTCTGGTTGCATTAACAAGTAGTGGAACTAAAACTTGGTCATTAGGAGCTTGGTCTAATACAACAGGATTTCCAAGAGCAGTTAGTTTTTTTGAACAACGATTAATGTTTGCAGGTTCAACAGGTTATCCACAAACAATATGGGCATCACAATCTGGTTTATACGAAAACTTTGATGAAGCTGATGCAGGTGCAGCAGATGCTTTTATCTATACGATTGCAGCAAATAAAGTCAATACAATCAGATGGTTAGCTCCATCTAAAGATTTAATTGTGGGTACAGCAGGTTCAGAATATAAGGTAGGTAGACCAACAGGTGAGCCATTAAAACCAGATAATGTTAATATTGCACAACAAACGACTTATGGAGTTTATCCAGTAAAACCGATACAAGTAGGTAATGTTATTTTATTTGTGCAAAGACAACAAAAAAAGGTTAGAGAATTTTATTATAAATTTGAAGATGATGCGTATTCAGCACCAGATATGACGATTTTATCTGAACACATTACAGAAGGTGGAATTACAGAAGTAGATTTTGCACAAGAACCAGATGCGATTTATTATGCAGTTAGATCAGATGGTGAATTATTAGGATTAACTTATCAAAGAGAAGAAAATGTAATTGCCTGGCATAGAAATGTATTTGGAGGAAAGAATAGCACTTGTACGGTAACAGCAACAGATTATGCTAACATACCAGTAGGAAGTCGTTTAGTGTTGACAAAATCAGATGGAACAAGTGTTACATTTACATCAGAAACAGCAGGAAGTTCTTCACCATCAGAAACAAATGGATGGCGACCTAATACAAATAATAACACAACGGCTGATAATATTTATACGGCAATAAATGGACACGCAGATTTTACGGTATCTAATCCTGCTGCTAATGTTGTAACTATTACGGAAACAAGTCCATCAGCAACAGGATTTTTAACCATAACATCAACGGATGGTGTAAGATTGGCTGTAACTAATGAAACTCACGCAGATGTAAAAAGTGTGGCAAGTATTCCAGAAAGTGGAGAAGATCAAGTTTGGGTAATAGTTGAAAGAATTATTAATGGTTCTACGGTAAAATATGTAGAATATTTAGATTCAACTGTTAATATGGATTCAACATTGTCAGGAACAGTAGATGGTTCTTCAACTTCGGTTACAGGACTGGATCATTTAGAAGGACAAAAAGTCCAAATATTAATAGATGATGCAGTATATCCTGCACAAACTGTAAGTAGTGGAGCAATAACAGTAAGTTTACCAAGCACACATTCTACTAAAACAATAGAGATAGGTCTTGGTTATGTGTCTACATTAAAGACATTGAAAGTAGAAGCTGGTTCTCAAGCAGGTTCAGCACAAGGAAGAAAAAAAAGATATAATGAAGTTATGGTAAGATTTTTAAATACAACAGGTGCAACAATAAATGGCGATCAATTACCATTTAGAACATCAGCAACTCCTATGGGTCAAAACATTCCTCAATTTACAGGAGATAAACGAGTAACAAATTTAGGATGGGATAGAGATGGGCAGATAACTGTTCAGCAAACACAACCTTTACCAATGACGGTATTGGGGATAACAGGAACTTTATTAACGGTGGATTAGATTATGTGGCAATTATATGCAGCAATGGCAGTTATGCAAGTAGTAGGAATGGTATCTTCCTATCAACAAAGTAAAGCTCAAGCAAAAAACTTAAGAGCAGCGGCAGAATGGGATAAATATAAAATAGATTTAGCTAAAAAACAGGAAGTCATTAAGCAAAATAAACAGGCAAAAATGCTTCTTACCGAAAAAAGGGCAGCTATTGGAGCTAGAGGTGTAAGAGGAGGTACAGGTAGTACATTGATGGAAACGCAATCAGTTTTTGAAGAATTAGATGATGCAAGGTTTTGGTTAGAAAAAGGAGTGCAAACAAGTTTAATGGAAACGGATTTTGAATTAGGATCTGCATTAGCACAAAATGCTTGGGAAAGAAATACAAGTTTAATAGAAGGTGTAGCAAATATAGGAATGTCATCATATATGGGATATAAAAGTTATAGTGGTGGAAGTTCATTTATGACATCTTCTCCTATAACAGGAAATTTAAGACCAAGTTATTTTGGCACACCAGGAATGAATTTTGGTGGAGCTAGTATAATAGAATAAGGGATATAAATAATGGCACTAACAATTAGACCAGTAAGAGGAGAAATTTCACAATCTACTATGCAAACAGGTAAGAGTGCTTTGCGTATTGCAGAAGCCACAGGTCCAAAAAATACAGTTTCAAATATTATAAATGATGCAGGTAGGCAACTTATACAATTTAACAGAGAACGAGATGCTATTTTGTATAAAAATAAAATGATTGAGTGGCAAGGAGAGTTATCAAATTTTGAATTAAAAAAAGCAAGAGAAATAACAGAATCAGAAAAAGAATATACACCAGAACAATGGACAGAAATAGAAGAAAGGTTAAAACCAGAATTAGAAAAGGAATTAAAAAGATTTTTTAAAGATGATCCTACAGGAGCAAATTTTGGAAAAGCATATTTGCCAGTATATAAAGCATCTATATTGAAAGAATTAAATAGTATAAGAAATACTAGAATAGGCAATCAAACAATAATATCTATTGACAAACAACAAGAACAACTAAAAAAAGACTTTCACAAGCATTTCAGTAATTCTGGTTTAAAACACGATAAGTTGTTTAGAGTTCCTTTAATATCTGCATTAGAACAATTAAATCCATTAATTAAAAGTGCCGTGCGATCAGAAAGATATACAGTAGAAGATGAATTAGCACAAATACAAAGAACAAAAGATAATTTTTGGACAGCATATGTTACGAAAGAAGTTAATGGAGAAATTGATTATGAAGCGAGTTTACAAAGATTAAAAGAAAAATTACCTGATGGAGAATATATACCAAGAGAACAAAAAAAAAGATTAGAACAAGAATTAATAAAAGGAGAAGAAAAACAACAAGAAAAAGATAAAGTATATAATAATAATAAAATAAAAAATCTTAATTTAGAAAAAATTAGTGATGAGGAATTTCAAAAATTACAATTTAAAGGAGCTAACAGGTTTGAACTTAAAGAAGGATTAGCAAAAACAAGAGAAAAAATTATTGACAAAACAATAGCTAATAAAGCTAATGTTATAGCATCAAATTATTTTACTATTGAAATTGAACAAGGTAGATATTTAGATTTAGATATACCTGTACATATACCAGGATTAGATGATAAAGGAGAAAGTTATAGTTTTAAAGAAAGATTAGGTGGTAAAACATTCGATTTAGTAGATAAAAATATGACAACAATGACAACTCTTATGAAATTAAGAGATGAAACAGTTGATGAGAGAATTAAAGAATACAATACTAAATTTAATGAATTTAAAGAAAAATTTAAACTATCAGTTCAAGGAGATAATCAAGCATTTGCAATATTAAGATCTAATGAAATATTTACAACATTAAGAAATAAAACAAAAAAATTATATGATGAAGGTATTTCATTAGAAGAAATTTTTGATGATTTAGAAAGTAAAAATAATATTGAAAAAAATATTGAAGCATATTTTCCAACACGAACACATTTACAAGAATTAAGATTTAAAGAACAAACTAGAGATGTAAATATGAAAGACTTTTTGCAGGAAAAAAATAATATAAAAAAATTATTAGAAGAAGCAAAAGAAGCTCAAAACAAAAAACAGATTAAAAAGATTCAAAAACAATTTGATGAAATAAAAAAGAAAGAAAAAAGATTATGGTTTATGCCACCACCATTTGATGAAAATACTATGACAGATCAAGAGTATTTAAATTCTAAATTATATAAAAGTTGGGAAGCTCAAAACAGCAAAGTACAAGCATTTAGAAGATATAATAATATTAGGAAAAATAATTAATGAATGAAGAACAAATTTCTATATTAAAAGCAGCAGGTGCAAGTGATGAGTATTTGCAAAATCATCAAGATTTTTTAGATGATGTTTTATTTAATGCAGGTGCATCAGAAGAATATATGGAAAAAAGAAATAATGTACCTAAACCATCAATAATTAAACAAGATGAAGATATAATGAATCCTATACGAGATTTTTGGAAAAAAAATTTAGGTGAAGAAGGAGAAAAAACAGATTGGGAAAAAGAATCTCCTAGT